TTCGACTACGTCACTAGCTCCTTCATTTAATTTTTCTAATTGTTTTTGTGTGTTAATAAAATCACCTACAGCTAATGCTTGTGCTCCTATTTTTGTGTAGCTTGGTACAAATTTATCTAATTTTCTATCATACCTACCAAATAATTTTTGTCCTGCTTTGGTGTCAAAGATACCTACATCATCACCACCAATTTTATACATTTTACCACCAGAGCCAAATATACCTTCAAAATCTCTTACAGATTTTGTTTTATCCGGTTGTATAACAGTGCCTTCGTATCCCGTTAATAAATCAGAAATACTTTTTTTACCTAAAGTTACACCTTTTCCAGCATTTACACCTTCGGTTATATCATAAGCTCTTTCTGTAAATGGAACTTTAATATTACCTATTTTTTCTGTAATACCTTTACCAAAATTTGTTTGCGCTGCATATGGTGCAGCAGCTAATGCTAAATCTACCGGACTTATTCTACCTCTTTGTTTAGCTGTTCCTGCTAAATACATTAAAGTTCCTGCAGGTCCACCAACAAAAGGTGCTGCAACTCTCATAATACCCGCTAATTCTTTTGGTACTAATTTTCTAGCTACCTTTGTAAATGGTCTAGTTACTTTTCTAGTGAGCTTTTTAACAAAGCTTCCTACTCCGTAATTTTGTCTGGGTTGTTGCATTCTTGAAATCGCCATCGTTCTATTCTATTTTGTTTTGCCAAATAAATCAAGGCTAGGCATCATAAGAGTTACATCTCTTCTTATATCTTCTGGAGATATACCCTTTGATTTCCACTCATTATCGTCCTTGTATTCCTCGCCTGTTTTTTTATTTGTTATCTTTTCTATTACTTTTGTTGGTTTTAATTCTATCATTACGTTGTTACCTCTCTTGGCTGTATCTCTAATATTGAAGCTATGACGTGCAGCTCATTCGCATCACTAGCTTGTACTTTTAATATCTCTTTCTCCTCCATAACTAATGGCTGAGATAGTAATTCTACCGTTGTGTTAGTATCCACTGCTTTAGTTTTAAATAAACTAAATATAGCAGAGGATGCATTAACAAGTGTAACATCTAAATTACAACTAGACCCTGAATCATTTGATACTAATATTGATTTTACCACAGATGTTTTAAAATCTGGAACTGTATATAAACTTGTTAAATCTGTTGTAGTTAAATCTACTTTTTTATTTATAAAACTATTTGCCATTAATTTATAAAGAAGTTTTCAGCTTCTACCTCATCTTTTAATTCTTGTTGAAATGTTGTATTTAATTTTTCTACAATAGCATCAAGGTCTCTAACTTGTGCTTCTGCTGTACCAAGATCATATTCCTCACTTGGTCTTGTTAAAACTTGAACTATCTTTGCCATTACCTACGTCCGTCTGGTTGTATGTCTAATCTAAAGGTGCCTAGTTTCCAACTTTGATCGACAGCAATGTTTTCTATTTTTAAAGCGATTGCTCTAGCTCTAGCACGAGTATCAACTTTTTGTGTTGAAGATGTGATATCAAAAGGACCAAGCGCTGAACTTGATTGAGAATCGTTGGGAAAATTTCTTAATTCTAGTGTCACTCTAGTGGCTCCAGTTTGTGAAATAAAATCAGGTATAAATCTTCTTATCTTCATTATAAACTCACCATCTCCTCTTATATCTGCAACACCAGTAGATTGACCTGTGATGCCTCTTCTTTGACTTATGTCAAAATCTCCAGAAGTTATGTTCGATAGTATGGCTGTTATTGTACCATTTCTATTTTGATCAGTTCCTGTTTCATGTTCATAGTAACTTGTTCTGCCCTCTGTGTTTCCCACAACATCAAAAGATGTATCTGTGCTTGCATCATATTCTAAAGCATGTGGTAAACCAAAAACAGCAGAGTCACGCCACATTGTTCTGGCTAAACTACCAACTGTCCATACAGGTCTTTGTGGTGATGAATCAAAATAATTATATGTTACCATTCTATTAACTACAGAAGAACCTGTTTCTGGATAAAACCACATTACTTCACCAAACAGATTATTTAATCCAGCCGATACCATCTGATTACCTGATTCTAAATTTATACTGTTATAAACAAAATCTTCTACTAAACAAGGTAACGATTCTAATTTACCTGCATATCTAAAAAAACCATTTTCTGACATCCAGTATGCAGAACCATCAACCTCAACGCATGCATTCTGTCCAACCAATCCACAGTTTGTTCCAACTTGTGCAAACGCAAAGGTAAAAGGTTGACCAACAAAACGTTGTGTAAATAAAGCTGTATCAGTCCAAACAAGAATTGAATCTCTACCTCTAATCGCTCCCATGATCTGTGATCCATCGGCCAGTCTTTGTGTACCAGCTGTATTGGTTGCAGTTGGTGTGTAGGTATTTATATCCTCTTGGTCCGAGAATCTAATAAACATATTATCTTGTGTAGATGCATCTCCTATAGTTGTTTCAGTTCCAAAGAATACTAAGTGACGATCGGGAGTTGATACTATCATGTGTCTTGATGCAGTTGGTGCACCGGTTATAATAGTTGCTCTTGTATCTGTTGCGTTTGACAAACTAGAGTCCCAAGAAAATACTGCACCATCATGAATTAAACAAATTGCTTTATCACCAAAATTATCTAGTGACCACATCCCTGGTTCAAGAACCAAGTCTCCTGATGCTGCCTCACCCCATGCAACATAATCACTAGAGTTTTTA